CTCAGGTGCTGAGGCGCGTCGCGATGGGCCCCCGGCTATGCCTCGACGGATTAGGTTCCGTATACCTCACGTTGAGTGTCCTCTGGCCCCCTCCCGCGACCGGTTCGGTACCGACCTCCAGACCACGTCCCCTTGACGTGGCTTGGTGGCCTGCGTAGAGGATGTCGCCTCTATAACAGTAGAACGCTTTCTACAGCAGTAACCATTAAGTCACTAGAGGGAGTGACAAATTGCTCTTAATCTAACATCAAATGTTAAATCAAGTAAACAACTGGTTAATTGCCGGAGGAGGCATCAAGAAGTTAACTGACTTCTTGGTGCTCCTATTTGGTGTGAGTGCATTGTCCGACCTCGGTCGGTCAATACGCTCCCTCTACCGGAACAATGGTGCTGAATTTACTGTCTTATACTTGAAAGAGTGTAAGAGGGTAGTTGAGCACTATTGCTCTGGTGGGGCTCTCAATAATACCATTAGTCCGCCGTTCGTCGGTTTAAGAAAGGGTTTACCTTCTTTCTTACCGGCGGACCTGAGAAAACGGATCCGCGGGGGTGACAGGATAGGCATCATGCTATCCTTGACACTCCTAGGGCTTTATCGGGGACTAGTTGTCCCTCCTAAAGTCAAGGTCGAGACCATAACCGATGGTTACTCTGGAGAGAGTGACCATCTGTTAGGGTTTTCGGACACCGTTGGACGTTTTCTTAGCCATCTGCAGATAGGGAAGCTCAAGAAGCCCCGACTGTGGTTAAGTACTAGTGTAGGACCTCATGGGATGATGGGTAGTGTTAGTGCCATCAGAGATGCAGCCTCGCTGATCTCTGGTGTTCATGAAACTATTCGTTTATTTCAGAGGGAATACGCTAGTGCAGTCTATGGCCGGAAGTATAGAATTTGGTTTGAGATACAGATCAGGTTCTTTGCCTTCGTCCATTGGATACTTTATCCGTCTTGGACGGCGCTGTCTGGGGTCACCTCCTGGCTTAGCAGGCTTCATCGTATTGAGGAGCCTGCCGGGAAAGTGCGTATAGTCGCCATCACTGATTATTGGACACAGCTTCTTATGAGGCCTGTCCATAATTTAGTGTTTGACGTCTTACGTACAATCCCTCAGGACGGTACCTTTGACCAGGAAGCCTGTGTAACCCGCCTCAAAGATTCGATCCTCTTGAGGTTGGGTGAGCATGGTAAGGAGTTTACCGTTTACTCATATGACTTGTCTGCTGCGACTGACAGAATGCCAGTGCACCTGTACCAAGAGTTGCTTTCTCATATCATCGGATTTGAGGAGGCAACTCTTTGGAAGCATCTCTTAACCGCCCGTAAATGGTGGGACAGAGATTCTGTGTGGAGTGTGGTTGAGGGACTCCGCCCGGATGGACCCTGGCTTTCTCGTTTGTATGCAGTTGGGCAGCCTATGGGGGCTTATTCGTCTTGGGCATTATTGGCTCTGGCACACCATGCCTTGGTTCAATATTGCGCAGGCCTTATAGGTCGTACCTCATGGTTTGAAGATTACGGTATCGTCGGGGACGATATCGTGATTTTCGACCATGAGGTAGCGAAGCGGTATCGCGAGGTGATGTCGGAACTAGGGGTCGTTATATCGGAGGAGAAATCCCTGATATCTCGTTCGGGTGTATTCGAGTTTTGTAAGAGGCTCGTTACACCTCAGGGCGACGTGAGTGGGATACCGG